GGTCAGATACCTATTAGATACAATATGCACTCTAACAGACTTTACATGGACTACAGTGCAAGTAAATTAAGTGCTGGTGAGTATATCATTATTGAATGTTATAGAAAATTAGACCCAACAGACATGACTGATATATACAATGATATGTGGTTAAAGAAGTATTCAACTGCATTAGTGAAGTATCAATGGGGAGAGAACCTCTCTAAATTCCAAGGAGTTGAGTTGCCTGGTGGTATAACACTAGACGGAGCTCAAATGAAAACAGAAGCACAAGAAGAGATAACAAGATTAGAAGAAGAATCCCGACTGAATTTCGAAATGCCAGTCATGGATATGATGGGGTAATTGAATGCCTACAAATGTATTTTTTAACCATGCAGTCAACACTGAACAACACCTTTACGAAGATTTAGTTGTTGAGTCGTTAAGATTCTATGGTCATGATGTCTTCTATCTTCCTAGGGAGATAATCGAAGAAGACTCAATTCTAACTGAAGACGTTCAATCACGTTTCGGTGATGCATATTCTGTAGAAATGTATTTAGAAAATCCAGGCGGTGGATTCGAGGGTGAGGGTGACCTCATGTCTAAATTTGGTGTTCAAATCAATGAAGAAGCAACCTTTGTGATATCATTGAGAACATGGGAAAGATTTATATCACTTGATTCAAACCTTGCAACTTCACTTAGACCAAATGAAGGGGATTTAATTTACTTCCCACTTTCAGGTTCTATGTTTGAAATCAGATTCGTAGAAGACCAAAATCCATTCTTCCAGTTAGGAAAACTATTTGTATTCAAAATGCGTTGTTCATTGTTCGAATATGGTGGAGAAGACTTCGATACTGGAACAGATGCAGACTTGGTTGAACAAGATAGAGCATACACAATTTCTATGACTATGACAGAAGGTGAAGGTGATTCAGGAAGTTATGTTGCAAATGAAAACGTCACATTGAATAGTGTCGTAGTTGGTGAGGTTGTAAACTTCAGGGGTTCAAACAGAGAACTCATTATTAAGGATAACACTACAACACTTGCACAAGGAGATAGACTTGTCGGTGCAACCTCGGGTGCAACAAGAACGATTGCAAGTATTGTTGACGTAATGACTATGGAAGGAAGTGTTGCACAAAATAAAGACTTCGAAGATAAGGATAATAATTATCTAGACTTTAGTGAAACAAATCCGTTTGGAGAACCCTAATGTTTGGAACTCATTTTTATCACGAAACCATAAAAAGGTCTGTATCGATATTTGGAACACTGTTCAATAATATCTATTGTAAAAAGATTAAAGAAGACGGAACAGTTTTATCACAACAACTCGTTCCCATTTCATACGGCCCTAAACAAAAGTTCCTTGCAAGACTTACAGAAGATGCAAAAGAAAGGGATTTAAACGTCACCTCAATCAACCTTCCAAGAATGGCATTCGAATTAACGGGGTTTGAGTATGATGCAACTAGACAACAGAACAAATTAATACGTCATTCTAAATCAAGTTTAGAAACAGACGGAGTAAATCGTGGGTATCAATATAACCCAGCACCATACAATCTAAACTTTACACTAAGTGTTCTTGCAAAGAATATGTCTGATGCATTACAGATTGTAGAACAAATTTTACCATATTTCCAACCTGAATATACAGTCACAATGAAAATGATTGACGATATGTCAGACGTTAGGGACGTTCCAATCACATTAAATTCTGTAGGTTTGGAAGATACATACGAAGGAAGTTTTGAAGAAAGACGTGTAATAGAATATACACTTGAATTTACTATGAAAATTTATTTCTTCGGCCCTGTTTATACTGGAACAGTTATCAAAAACGTTGTCGAAAGAGAATATATCAATACTGATATCTCAGGTCAATTCACAACTTCACAAATTAATGAGAGTGGATTGGTCAAAGAAGTTAAACATTATGAACCTGCCTTTGCAGAAACTAGTTCTACTGCAGTGACTAGCACTGCAACAGTTCCTTTTGCAACTGCAATAAATAGTAAGATAAGTGTAGGAGATGAGGTCTTTGGAACGAATTTAACACCAAATCCAACAGTTTCCTCTATTGCAAGTGATAGATTATCAATAGATTTAAGTTCTGCTGTGACACTAGGAGAGAACACTAAACTTAAATTTGTAGGTTCAGTAGAACCAAGTGATACTTTCGTAGTTGCAGAAACAGTGACATTTTATGACGATGGTTCTAAAGAATCATTCAGTGAAACCGATGACAGTTAATTATGACAAAAGAAACAGTAGATGAAAAGTTAGATTCTTTATTAGATATCAACACTGAAATCAAAAAAGAAACCAAGGTAGTCAAAGTCCCGTCAAGGATAGAGAATATCGATACAGACTACAAATATGCAAGAGAGAACCTCTATAACCTCGTAGAACGTGGTCAAGATGCAATCGAAGGTATATTAGAACTTTCCAAAGAAACCGAACACCCACGTGCATATGAAGTCGCAGGACAACTTATTAAGACTGTAGCCGATACTGCAGAAAAACTCATAGACGTTCAAAAGAAATTAAAAGATTTAGAAAAGGAAGACGAACAAAGAATAGGTAAAGTTGAAAATCACCTATACGTTGGTTCTACTTCAGAACTACAAAAGTTTTTGAAGAAAGAAAAGAAAAAAGATGACTGATTCTAAGAATGACGGATATCTTGGTAATAATCTAATCAAGAGAGCTGGTGTAGAAACAAAATACACCGATAAAGAAATGGCAGAATACTTGAAGTGTTCTGAAAATCCTACACACTTCATTGAAAATTATACACAAATCATATCACTAGACGAAGGTATGGTTCCCTTTACCCTTCGTGGATACCAAGAAAATCTAATCAATCACTATGACGAAAACCGATTTAGTGTTGTTCTTGCAAGTAGACAGAGTGGTAAATCAATCACTTCTTGTGCATATCTATTGTGGTTCCTACTATTTAAACCCGAAGTCACTGTAGCAGTTCTTGCTAACAAAGGTGCAATTGCAAGAGAAATGATTGCACGTATCGTGACCATGTTAGAGTCTGTTCCATTCTTTTTACAGCCTGGTGTTAAGATTCTAAACAAAGGGTCAATAGAATTTAGTAATGATAGTAAAGTTGTCGCAGCTGCAACTTCTTCAAGTTCGATTCGTGGTATGTCAATCAATTTATTGTATCTTGACGAGTTTGCCTTTGTGGACGATGCAGAGACGTTCTATACTGCAACATATCCCGTGGTGACCTCAGGTAAAGATTCAAAGGTTATTATTACTTCTACTGCAAATGGTGTGGGTAATATGTTCCACAAGATATATGAGTCTGCAGTTCATGAACAATCAGAATACAAATCATTTCTTATTAACTGGTTTGACGTGCCTGGCAGAGATGAAGAATGGAAGAAAGAAACCATTGCAAACACTTCAGAAGCACAATTTGAACAAGAATATGGTAATTCATTCTTAGGAACTGGTAATACACTTATCAACAGTAATACACTACTTGGTATGAGAGCAATAGACCCTGAATGGAATAGAGACAATCTATTTCTATATGAAAAACCAAAAGAAGGACATAGATACGTTTGCACTGTAGACGTATCAAAAGGAAGGGGTATGGATTACTCTACATTCACTATTATAGACGTGACAACAAGTCCATTTAAACAAGTATGCACATATAGAGATAATATGGTGTCACCTCTTCTCTTTCCTGATATTATAAATAAATACGTAAGACATTACAATGAACCAGTTGTTATCATTGAAAATAATGCAGAAGGTGGAACAGTTGCAAATCAACTACATTATGATATCGAATATCCGAATGTTTTTGTTCAAGGACAATTAAAGGCGGAGGACATAGGAGTGACTATGTCTCGAAAGATTAAACGTATCGGTTGTTCTACACTGAAAGAATTATTAGAAGAAAATAGACTTGTTCTGAATGACCGATATACTATTACGGAATTAATGACTTTTGTGCATAAAGGTAATAGTTGGGAAGCAGATAGAGGATATAATGACGATATGGTCATGAATTTAGTGTTATTCAGTTGGTTTGTGACAACTGAGTATTTTGTTCATTTAACGGATACAGCAGTCAAAGACTTATTGTATTCAGAACAACAGAAACTAATCGAAGACGACTTACTGCCGCCAGGGGTTTTTGACGGAGGAAATCAACAAGAATCCTTTGTAGATAGTGAGGGGGATAGATGGTATCACAAAACAATGGACGTTCCATTAAAATTATAGTTTGTTGAGTTTTATAAAGTTATAAATAAAACAGTAAAC